TCCTAATTTTTATGGAAGAGGTTCTGCACAGTTAACTCATGACTATAACTATAAAACAGTTGGAGATATGATTGGTGTAGATTTGATTAAAAACCCAGATTTATTACTAGACCCAGTAGTTAATGCTAAAGCAACTGTTGCTTATCTTATTAATGAAAAGAAAACAAAGAAGTTAAACTTTGATACAGCACAAGGTGTGTATCGAGCGATTAGACCAAAAGACACTTGGACAGAAAGACAGCAAAAACTTAAAGAACGTGGCATCCCTATTCGCAACTAATGTTCACACCGACACAGCATCCTGTTTTGGTAACTCCATCGCAAGAAGACATTCAAGCGATGCATGCAAAACTTGGTGCTGAAAAAACTGCTGAAATTCTTTCACTGCGTGAAGATAAAATTCTTGCAGAAAAAGTTGACCCATATAGGCATGGATTTGATTTACCTCACTGGAAAGAAGCAGATAGTATTTTAAAAGATAACAGCGAGGTAATGATTCTGGGTGGTAATCGTGCGTCTAAAACAGAATGGGCTGCAAAACGTGCAGTCCAAACCCTTATTAACATTAAAGATGCTAGGGTATGGTGTTTGCACACAACAAATCAGTCATCTATTCAGATGCAACAGCACGTTATTTATAAATACCTTCCGTCGGAATATAAGGATTTAAAAAAGAACAAAATTCAGAACGTCCAATACACGCAGAAAAACGGATTCAGCGATAACACGTTTATTCTTCCAAACAAAAGCCAATGCTTCTTTATGAACTACGCCCAAAAGCGTGACGTGATTGAGGGTGGTGAAGTTGACCTTATCTGGTGCGATGAATTAGTTCCATTAGACTGGATTGAAACGCTAAGATATCGTATTGTCACAAGAGGTGGTAAACTTATTGTCACATTTACGCCTATTTCTGGATATAGCCCTGTTGTAAAAGAGTATGTTCAAGGTGCAAAGATAATTGAAACAAAACCATCAAGTCTATTAAAAGACTTTATCAATGTTAATGGCTGTCCAACTGGAACCATGCCATATAAGGCTAAATCATACGGAAGAAATGCGGCTGTTATGTGGTTCCATTCAGAATTAAATCCGTATTCATCGTTTGAGAACTTAGCAAAGCAACTAATTGGAAAGAAAAACCACGAAATAAAGATTCGTGCATACGGCTGGGCTGACAACATTACAGGAAATCAATTCCCTAGATTTAACCCAGAAATCAACGTTGTTAAACACGATAGCATTCCACAAGAGGGGACGAACTATATGGTTTGCGACCCTGCTGGTTCTAGAAACTGGTTTATGATTTGGGCTAGGGTAGCCAAAGATGGTTCAATTTATGTTTATAGAGAATTCCCAGACGAATCAGAAGGAGAATGGGCTATTCCGTCAATAGACCCAGATGGAAGAGCAGGTTCCGCACAAAGAAGCGGGGCTGGTAGAAGCCTTTCTGAATACAAAGAGTTAATCTTAACCCTTGAAGGAAAAGAAGTTATTACAGAGCGATACATCGACCCAAGGGCAGGTGGAACCAAGGCGGTGACAGATGATGGTGGAACCACGTTGATAGAAATGCTTGACAGTGGAGAGGAACCAATGCATTTCACACCATCGGCTGGTGTGCGAATCGAACAAGGAGTTGCACTAATCAACGATGGACTTTCATATGACCAAAGCAAACCGATATCGGAAGAAAACAAACCTAAAATCTACATCTCTGAAAACTGCAAAAATCTTATCTATTGCATCGGAGAATGGACAGGAAAAGACGGAGACAAAGGTGCGTCAAAAGACCCAATCGACTGTCTCCGCTATCTTATCATTATGGAACCGATTTACCAAGGCGATGGGGTTATGAAATCATACGGAGGAGGCTCTTACTAATGAACGAATACCTTCCAATGTATCTTCCAAGAAAAAAAGCAATGGTTGCTACTGGAATGGGAAGAAAAACCTTAGAAAAGTTTGTAGAGCAAAATAAGGTTAGATATTTTACAACAAAAGGCGGTCACAAACGCTATAATAGAAACGACTTAATTAATCAAAATGAAAACTTATAAACCAGAATACGATGACTTTGTATTTTCAAACGAGAAGCCAGATGTTGGCTATCTTTACAAAGAATACATGCGTTCCATTCAAAATGGAGGCAATACCGCCAATGTAGCAAAGAATGACGATATTCGTCTTGCACGATGGGCTGGTCAAACCTCAGATGGTAAAAAGCACAGCGAAAACAGACCAGAAGGAGAATCCGCTTTTCCATTTGAAGGTGCATCTGACGTTCGCAATCGTTTAGTTGACAGAACTATTAACGACATTGTTGCCATGATGATGACAACGTTTGACCGTTGCCAAATCAAAGTAATTGGAACTGAGTTTTCTGATTCAGAAGAGGCAGCAGTTGCATCAACTCTTACGTCTTGGTTCTTGCAACGATTCCGTCCAGACATTCGCAGGGAAGCACAACTTTTAGCACAATACACACTGCAATACGGCTGGTCTGGCATCAACGTTATTTGGGAGCAAGAAATGTCAATTAGACACCAGACAATCAGAATGGATGAGTTAAACCAAATGATTGCACAAGTCTCTCAACAGAATCCAAATTCTTCAATCAAAGATTTGCCAGCAGCAATTATGAATCCAGAGCAGGAAGAATACGCTACATCGCTTATTATGATGTATCTTCCAGCAGTTTAAAAGAAAGATGTTAAAAAGGCTATTAAGCAATTAAGAGAAACAGGAACTGCACATGTTCCAGAAGCGTTTGTTTCAAAAAACGTCCCTAAGATTACGGCACTAAAGCCGTATGACGAATTTTCATTCCCCCCAGAGACAATTGACATTCAAAAAGCAAGAGCAGTATTTAGAAGAGTGTTCATGACAGAACTTGAACTACGTGCAACTGCTGAAGTTGAAGGATGGAACATGGACTTTGTTGAAGAGGCTATTAAATCGTCTGGCATGCGTTCAATGTTTAACGACCCTAATTTGTTACCAGCAACTTCGCTTGTTAATTATCAAGTTAACAGAAATCAAAATTTAATTGAGATTGTTTATTCGTATTCAAGAGGCTTAGATGAAAATAACATTGCTGGAGTTTATTGTTCAATCTTCTGCCCAAAATCTGGAATGGAAACTTATGCAAAACATGAACTTCTTGGCTTTGCACATAACAAATATCCATTCGTAGTATATCGCAGAGAAATTATTCGAAGAGCAATTTACGAATCAAGAGGCATTCCAGAAATTGCAGAAACAGACCAAGAGGAGTGCAAGGCACAGCATGATGCTATCCGTGACTCTACTGCATTTACAACAATGCCGCCTGTGTTGGTTAAGAAAAGATATGCAGGTATAAATAAAATTGCACCTGGACTTCATCTTCCAGTTACGTCTGCTGATGATTATAGATTTATGCCAACGCCAGTTGGTAATCCTACAACAGCGTTTAACTTAATTGAAAAAGTAGAATACAATCACGCAAGTTATTTTGGTTTGTATCACCCAAGCATTCCTGCTCCAAAAACACAAACAACACAGCAGTTTATGATTAACAACTGGCTGGATGTTTGGAGCGAAACATTCTCAATGGTATTTAGCATGATGCTTCAATACATGGACCCAGCAGAAGTTGAGTCTATCACTGGAAAATCTCTTCCGCAAAACATGTCATCTATTTCAAATAACTATGACTTCCAAGTGAAGTATGACGTTCGTGAAATGGATACAGAATTTGTTATTGAAAAACTAAAGGCTATTACTCAGTTCGTTCTTCCGTTAGACCAATCTGGTATAATTGATAAAAACAAGTTGGTTAAGGCTGCCGTTGAAGCAATTGACCCAGATAAGGCTAAAGACCTTATTATCAATATGGGTTCTGCATCTCAAATGCTTTATAAGAATGTTCAGTCTGACATTGGACTTATGATGCTTGGCAATGAGGCTAACTATGTCGAAAATGATTCATCTGCTCCATCTAAGTTACAATACTTGCAAGATATTATGAGCAAAAATCCAAAGGCTACTCAATTAATGCA